TCTGATAATATTCAGCAGTATTTATGTTTCCTGTAACATCTAAAGTACCACCTACGCCTAAATTACTTTGCAAAGTTACCGACGAGGTTTCTGTTAAATCCACCTTTGTAGAGAGAGCAGTTGTAACGGTTGAAAAGTCTACTCCACTAGCAGGTACGCTTGTTGCTGTGTCGGCATTGCCTGTTAAGGCTCCGTAAAATCCGCCTGTTGCAGTTATTGAACTTGATGCTATTATTCCACCCTCGACCGCTAATTTATGAGTTGGCGTTACTGTTCCTATTCCTATATTTCCATCTGATTTAATATAAATATCTGGCGTGTAACTTCCTTTTGTTATCCGGATATTTTGGTCGGATCCTGCGCCGCCGATTATCATTTCCTTTGGATAGGTTGCGTTTGTGTCGCCATAAAATTGTAAATTATATTTTCCGGATCCGCCCTGGAGAATATTTATTTCTGCTAATACGTGGGTTGAAGCGGCCGCATCTGTATCGGCTATTTTAATGCTTTGCTTTGTTTCTCCGGTCATTGTAAGTCCATAAACCAGGCTATCGTTTTGGATTAAAGTTTCGCCGGTTACTGTTAAACTTGAACCGCTTATTGTTAGCTGGCCGGTCATTGTGTCGCCTGCTTTTAAAACATTATCTGATGCCGCGCCGGTTACGTTTCCGGTTACGTTTCCGGTTACGTTTCCGGTTACCGCTCCCTGTAAAGGTCCGATAAAATTTCCACTAAATGCCGTTGATGTAATTGTGCTTTTGTCTACTCCGTTTCCTACTATTATTCCATCGCCATTTAATTTAACTGTTGGAGTTGAAACTGTTGGAGAAGATACTGCTACTTCAATACTTCCGGCAAGTTTCATAAGCGCTTTGCCGGTGTCTGTATCTGCGGTTAGGCTATAATAACCCTGCGCCGCTCCTATGCTGCTAAAAAGCATAATTATTAAAAAAGATTTTATTATTAATTTCATATTACTCCGCCTCCGATAATTACAAAGCCGCCGTCGCCGACAAGCGTTGTTCCCATATAAATATAAGCTAAATTTAATACGTTCTCTACTGCGATAAATGCGACCGTGGGATTTAAGGCCGCAAATGTTTTAAGGTTTGCCAAGGTGTCTTTTTTTAATGTTCCGCCGCATATTAAGCCGTCAAGATAGTCAAAGTTTTCCTGGAGCTTTGTCGCATCCGGAAATTTTCCTGGTCCATTTTCAATTGTATTTGGTACGCTCATTTTATATAACCTCTACAAGATTTAGTATAGTTTGCCATTTTTTGTCGTCATTTTCAATACCCTCAACGCGCATTTCTACTCCCCAATAATTGAGCCGCGCTAATAAATCGGCTTCGGTGTGGTATTCTATATCAGCCTGGCCATAATAAACATCCATATCTCCCCAAGACCATTGCCTTATGGCGGTGTCTTCTCGGTAGTATAAAGTTATTTTATCGCCTAATTCTATTTGTGGTAAAAATTGACAGACGGCGCGTACTCTTCTGCGCGGTAGTTTTGTGTACGCCAAAATAGTAGGCGCGATCGCGAACGCAATATTTACGTTTGCGTTTGGAAGCAGGCTGGTGGAAGGAACTACGTATTCGTGCTCTCCATATTTTTTTATTGAATTTGGCTGCGCATCTCCGGAGGCATCTGATATCTTTTGGTAATCTCCAAAATTTGCCACTACCTTATTTTTAATTCTTTCTACCCCGTTATCAAATTTATCTATCCTAATTAAATTTGTGTTTGACCGGATATCGAGCACTGATGCTATGGAATTTCTGGCCCTAAAAAAGAATTTAGCGGCTGTAGACATACCCATTTCGAATGCTGGCCATTGTACTAATTCGTCTAATGCCTGGTAGCAGGTTTTGTCCGTTAAATCTACCAAGGCTATTACTGTGGTGGTGGTGTAATATATAATAGAAAACGCGTCAAATACTGGACTAACCGGCATAAAATAATCGGTAGTTGTTAAATTTATTTTAACTTTTAAGTATCTTTTAATCGCGGACATTACTGTGGTTCCGGATACGTCTACCCATCCAGCCGGATCGTTGCCGGTGGAAAAATCGGAGCTGTCAGAAGTGTATGTTTTAAAAGTGACCGTTCCATTATTCTCTGTATAAATTAAATCGGCTACTCCAAATTCTGTTACGTCTGCGCCTAAGTCCTGCGTTGCTGATATCCATTCTCCGGTTATTACTGAGCTTGAATTTGAAATAATTACGGAATCTAAATATTGGTAGGAAGTTACTGCGCCGGATGGCGTGCTTTCGAAATATATATATGCGGTGGTTGTGTAGGTATTATCGTTTGCCGTTCCTGCGGATGTTCCGTTTATAAACATTTCAAAATCGCCGTTTGAGGCTCTGGTAACTGTTATTTTTGTATTTGAATGCGCGGTTGTATTGCTTTCTATAAGCATTGTTATTGAGCCTACTGCGGTTTGTTTATATAATCTTATCGTTCCGGTTGAAGTTGCTCTTATAAAATATCCTTCAGTTGCGTATCCGCCTATTTCTGTTTGGCCCACGATCCAAAATGTAGCAAAACTAAAACCGCCGGTTCCCCACATATTGACTTCCCATGCTCCGTATGCTGTTTCAGAAGTTGCCCTTATGCAATTTCCTACTGCGGCCGCCGTGCTTGTTATTTTTAATTGTTCGCTGACTACTTCAATGGTTCCTCCTTCGGTAATATCTGTAACGGTCCATAGTTTTGGAGCTGTATAATTTCCGTTATTAAAATCGTCAAATTCTGTTCCAAGCCGCATAGAATTTTCGTTAAAATATGTATTTATATTTGTAATTTCTGCGCCTGAATCCCAATGCGCTTTAATGTTTTGTATAAAAGCATTTTCTATATCAGACGCAAATACTGCGGTTGAAATATCGTAGGAAGTTATGCCGCATAAAGTCATAATTTCTTCGACTACCCATTCTATAGGTTTGTCTGAATAAAGCTGTTTATAAGAAGTGTATAAATTTTCATCTTGTGTCAAATCGGTTCCGGTGGTCAAAGTTATGGTTGCCGGTATTCCTTTTTGTTTCATAGTTGTTATGGCGTAGTCAACGTCTGGCTTTAATGTTCTGGCTCCGGCCAGCGTAAGTCCTCTTTTAACTATGTCAATTATTCCTATGCCATTTTCGGCCGTAGTGAAAACGGATCCGCTATCCGAGCCAAGGACCTCATCGGTTATTTGGGTTGATATATCGTTTCCGCTAAATTTTTCAAATATCGACATTGCGGAATTTAAGGTTAAAGTTACGGTTTTTCCTTCCGGATGAAATACCGGATCGCCAGAAATATATCCGGTGAAAGTCTTTAAGGTTTCGAATGTTCCATCGGCCAGCTCCGCGCCTTCCGATATCGTTATTTTTGATTGGTTTAAAAGATATAAGCCGGTCCAATGGCCGATAGTATTTCCTTGCTTCCACTGGTTCCGGTCGTTCCTTAATGTTATTGAAATATTATCTATCCGCCAAATTCCAAACCCTTCGTTATCCAGGTTCCAAAAACTGTTACTGGTGTCTACCAATTCGTCTGTTATATCCTCTGCGGCGCCAAATTCAAAAGAGGAGCCATTCCATAGATTCCTGTATAATTCTATTTTTTTGTAATATGTTGGATTTTTCTTCGCCAAGGAAGCGGTTAACTCGGTAGATATACTTTGCATTATCGCTCCTTTAAATCTAAATCAATTGACGATCTGGTTGTCTTTCTATTTAGATAAAAATTTGGAGGATTGACTATTGCAAATTCGTAGGTATGCGCTAAATCAAAAGATTCGTAAAAACTCATTGTTATAAATTCGCCGGTCTTCATATATGGCATTAAAATATCCATGTCAGCTTTCGCTATATTTTCGATACTAAAAATGCCGCCTTGCTTTGTAAATTCTTTCCACGAAATAAGTCCACCCTCAGCATTGCGGTAATTTCCACCCTTTTGTTCTGCGGTCATAGGATAACTTGAAAGCCAATATGGACTTAAGACGTGCTGGCAAACTTTTAATTCTCCGATATATTTTTCTGCATCCACTACCTGCGTGGTTGTCATTTTTATTTTAAATTTATAGGTTGTGACCGATGTTACTTCAATAATGTTATCGGTTTCGGTGTTTCCGGTAATTGTTCCGCCGGTTAAATCGGCCCATGCGGAGCCATCCCAATATTGTAATTGTCCGGCTTTAATATTATGGCCAAGTAAAATAATGCGGTCAAATGTTCTTAGAACCGGTTCTCCTTGCCAATTGTTAAAAGTTACCTCAATATATTCTGTTGTTAAGTCATCGCTGCCGCTTGATAGCCATGCTGTTGCTCTTTTTTGGTCGTAGAGGTATGATTCAGAGGTAGAGCCGCTTACAAACGCGTAGCCGTTGTATTCGTTTATAAAATTTTCGCCAAATATTTTAATTCCATCCATTATTAAATACCCTCTGATGCTTTTTTATTTCCGGCTTTTGTTTGAACGTTTGCCAATTCTTGTGCCTGTCGTACTCCGTTCTTTGTTGCCTGCGTTATTTTTTCCATTATATCATTAATATTGTTTTTGTCGGAACCGGCGCCAATTTCTATATGCTGCGTTATATTTACGTTCGCTCCGGATGCTCCTGCCAATTGCGGACTCATCATCCCTGGTTTTGGCGGCGTTCCTTTTTTAATGCTATCAACTACTCCTGGCGGCAAAACAAATTCTCCGGCATGCAGCATGTGTGCTCCGGTCTTTTCTACCGCGCCGCCTTTAGCGAAGCTGCCAAGTAATTGCATCCCAAATTTAGCCTTGCCTCCGGTTAAAACCATTAATATTAGCCATTTGGCTATCATCTGCGCGACCATCTGCATAAAAGTGTTAAAAATTGATTCCATTACGCCTTTAAATAAAGTACCTATCTGGATGCTGCCTTCTCTAAAAGATGTAAAAAATTGATTTACCGAATCGGTTGCGCCGGCCATGGAACCAGAAACGGCCATATTAAAAACGTCGCCAAACGTAACCGTTGCCGCGTTCATATTTTCTATTGCCTCGTTCCATTGGTCCGCCATGGTTACCGCTTCTTCTTCAAAAAAATCGCCTTCAGCTTGTATATTAAATGGACTTCCGGTGGAGCCTGGTTCTATTTTATCCGCTCCGCCGGTTCCTGGTCCTGGCGCTAATGGACCGACGAAAGGTCCTGGCGCTGGTTTCTCCGGTTTATAAAAAGTGTCTAATCCGACAGCTCCCAAAGTTGCGACTCTGATTGATAAATTTAATATTGCCTCTAATTTTGATTTATGTTTTGTTATAAATTTTTGGATATCATCGCCAAGCGCGTTAAAAAGGTTTTTACTTATTTTCTTTGCCTCATCTGAAAACCAATTAATTATAGTCCTGGAATCTTTCATTAACTTATCCCAATCTTTATACCACATCCATCCGGCGATCGCTAACGGCCCAAACGCCAGGCCGATTCCGGTGATGGTTAAGGCTAATAATTTTAGTCCGCCTACCATTTGAACGGCTGTGGATAAAACTCCGACAAATGCGGATCCTTTGATTATTGCCAAAGGCAAAGCGGTCAAAGCTATAAATTTTACCATGGGTAATAAAACGGTAACCATTCCAACTATTTTGCTTAAAATTAATAATATTGGTCCGAGCGTTGCTAATAAAATTAAAGATTTTACCATTAAGGATTTTGTTAACGGTTCCAATTCTGAAAAATAATCCACCATTTCTTTTATTTTATCGGTTAATTTTACGAGTAATGGAATAAGGATAGGTAAAATTTCATTACCGAGCGTTATCGCTGTTACTTTTATTAATGCTAAAGCCTGGTTAAATTTAAACATGGATTCTTCGCTTGCTTTTGTGAAGGCTCTGTCATTTTCGCCTAAGACGTCATTCATGTCTGTTAATAATTCGGTGGTAACTTGTATATTACTTCCGGTCAGGCCCAATATCGCTGTGAGCGCTTCTGCTCTTGGAATAACTTTTGATAGGGCGTTTGTGTTGTTTTTAAATTTATCATCAAGGACCTGGAGGAATTTTAATAAACCTTCTTCCTTTAAAATCTTTTTTAATTTTTCAAAAGATAAACCGACCTTTTGAAGTTCTTTATCTCCTTTTGGCATGGCTTTATTTAAAGTCATAAAAACGCCGCGCAAGGCTGTTGCTGCTTCTGCGGCATTAAAACCTTTTCTACTAAGCGCTGCCATCGCTCCGCCGACTTCATTAAAACTTATACCAAGCGTTTTTGCCGGCAATAAAAGTTTTCCGAGAACCGGAGAAAGTTCGGCCGCTTCAATACTTCCTAATCTAACCGTGGCGGTTAATATATCGGTGGCGTTGCTCGCTGACATGGCGGCCTTTCCGTAAACATTAATTGCGGCTGTTACTGCTTTCGATATTTCTTTAATTTCTCCAAGGCCGGCTGCGCTGGCTTTGGCTGCTGCCTCTAATGCTTTTAATGCTGTTTCTCCGCGTAGTCCTGCGGATGTTATAAAAAACATAGCATCGGCAAGCGCCTTCGGACTCTTACCTAATGCTGGCGCTAATTTTAAAATATCCTTTTTCCAGGCGTTTACCTCATCGCGGCCGATTCCGACAAGCGATACTATCTTGCCCATTGAATCGTCAAAAGTCATCGCCATTTTTCCGGCCACAATACCTACGCCGGCCACGACCGTGCTAAATGCCATAGTTGCGCGCTGTACTTTATATAATTGTCTATCAAATTTTGTAATTGATTTAGCGGCCGCGTTAAAGCCTTTGGCGTTAAATTTTGAAAGGATGTCTACAACGAGTGCGGCCATGATCTTTTTCCTGGTGGTGGAACAATTTTAAAACCAAATTTTGCTAGGTCTTGATTTGTGGCCTCTTTTATTTCTTCTGGTTCTTCTTTATCGTTTCCACCTGTAGTTTTTATTTTTTTATCTAATCCTATTTTCTTTATAAGATCGAGGTCCAGGCTCATTGCCTGCTTAACCATATATATTACCCAAGCCGGACTTTTATCCATTATGTCCTCAAAGGTGTACTGTGGAAATTTCGATGCAATTGTTCTTAAGACGAAGGAAAGATCATCGTTGCCGGTTACTTCTTTTTTACCGCGCTTATTTCCTTTATTACTTTTTCCATCGCCTGAAAAAAAACTTTTTTAATAAATGGTATATCGTTTACGTCAAGTACGCTATCGATAATCATTAACATATCCGGTATTGGTATGTCGTCAATTTTAAGCGGCTCCGGAGTTTTTAAAATAATGGAAATTAAATCAGTTACTTTATCTCCGGCTAATTCCAGGAGCTTAAAAGCTAAGTCCATATTGCCGGCCAATAAATCTGATTCGGTTTGTTTTAATTTTGGATCTGCGGATTCGGCCTGTTTTTTTATTTCATTGTTTTTGGCCACGTTTACAAATTCCAAAAATATAGGTTTTGAAAATGTTACGACCTTTATTATTTGTTTAATTCCAAGCGGCTTAATAGTAAAGTTTCCAAAACTTAATTTTAATTTTCTTTCTTCCGGCATTAATACGTTTAATTCTTCCATTTGTTTTCTCCAAAATTTAACTTATGTGGCCGATATTGCTATCGGCCACTGCCATAATAAGTCTGCTTAAGCTGCTACGTCAAACTGGCCGATAAACGGCGCGGCCAAATTATTACCATTCGCATCGCGGACTCCGGTCGATACTGTTAATTGCAAGGTGTCTGATCCGGTCCAATTATCTGTCGGTGTGAATAATACCGTTTTCGCTGATTTGTCGTAACTGATGCTTCCTGCGACAAAAACTGCGGATGCCGGCGTGGTTATGTTATTTATAATTATTGTGTCGCCATAAACCAAAGAATTTGCATCCATTGCATTGGTTTCGGTAAAACTTAAAAGCACTGTGCTTTTAGCATCTTTAGCGACGGTTGCGCCATCGGCCGGTGTGGTCATCGCCACTGTTGGAGCCGTTGTGTCGGTTCCGGTTTCGGTAATGGTTCCGCGCATACCCTCGGCGGTTTCAGATGTATCGACTAAAACTTTAAAAGTTACGTCTATCATGGTTTTGTCGCCTTTAAGATAGGCCGGTGAAGTGTTGCCATCCGGTTTACATTTATAAAGCGTGGTTTTTCTATTGCCGCCATTTATCCCTTTTGTGTTTAGATAAATTGTTCTATTGGTATTTGATGTTTTTCCACCAAAACTCAAAACTCCATCAGACACCGCAGTTGTGGGAAGGCCAAAAGCAATAGCAAGATTTTCCACAGAAGCCTCGGCAAGAGCCACAGTTATTTTAAGTTCATCATCTACCGTATAAGACTCAATAGCTCCGACAATTTGATCTACCTTAATATCAAATTGCTCCTCGCTTCTTTCCATCTTCACGCCACCGTCAGTATAACCTACATCAACGGCATCAGCCTCAACCGCGCCACAAGCTCCTACTTTTACGGTATTTGTTGCCTGTAAACCAAACACAATATTTGTTGCTGTTCCACTCATTTTCTCCTCCTAACATTTTTTAATTAACTTAAAGGCAATTATAATCGCCCTGTGAAATAAAGCTGTTTCTTTTTCATAAGTTGAAAATCCGCTTATTTTTTTCGCCCATTTAAAATAATATGTATCAGACGGAATATTTATTTGATCTTGAACATCCAAAAGAACTTCTAATCTATCTTTTATTCCTTTTACTTCTGTTTTTTCTTCTCCGTAAATTGAAAAATTAAGCGCTGATTCATCTATAATTTCTTCCATGCCGCCGTCAGCATTTGTTGAATAAACAACATAAGGCTTGGGAGCGTTTAAAGGTGAAACATCCGGATATAATCTAACTGCTCCAGTTCCACCTATTAAATTTGCAAAAGTTGTGTCAGAGATCAAAAAAGCATAAACATCTTCTATCATTATAAACCCATTTTACTTAAAATTTCAACGCGCCTTTTTCTTGTTTCTAAATTACTTTGATTTATTCTATCATTAATCATAGCTTTTAAGCTAGTTTTTATTTCCGGAGAATATGCTCCGGTTGTTCTAAAGAAAAAAGGTTGAGCCGCTTCCTTCGATGTTCCATATTCAAGAAAATAACCGTAAAACGCGCTTCTTGTTATCCAAACCCTTAATTTTATCGGCTTTCCATAATCCAAATAAACTACTGACTTAATGCTACGTTTTAATTTTCCTGTTTTCTTTGGAGCAACAGCGCGGAGAACTTTAACCATGGCTTTTCCATGTTTTTTAAAATCATCAACAACGCCATCCTCTATACTATCCTGTACTTTTTTTAAATCTTTTAAAGCCTGCCGCACACCATGGACTTCAATCATTTTATCAGCCATTATACTGATCCAGCGGGTATTTCCTTAATTAATAAAGTCAATTCTTTATTTTCCATCCTTTTATTTAAAATGCTTTTGATTTCATAATATATAGATCCAAATTTTAAACGCCATTTTGAAGTTATTCCGGAATAATATCTAATAATCACTTTTCCGGATATCTCTGCAATAGAAACATCCCGCTCCACAATCTCCTTGCCGGTTAAAGGTTCGATTGCTCCCCAAACTGTAGCGGCTGTTGCAAATCCAAGAACATCCTGGCCAAGATTTGATTTTGTGGCCGTAGGCTGTTGCAATTCTATTTTATTTTTTAATCTGCCTGCCCTCATATTTGCCTCTGCCAAGTTCTGTATGGCTCTATAATCGCCGCTACACCCATCGGAAGCTCATTTATTGTCAGCATCGTTGTAGATTCACGGTTCTCATAAAAATGCGCTGTAAGTAGCTTTATCGCTAACTTAAACGGCTCCGGAACCACAGCAGCCGCGCCATATCCTGCTTTATAGCTTATTTCCACACCATTAACTGTTCTGTAGCCGGCTGATGGAACGGTCCAGCTTGCATCTGCGTTTAATTTTATTTGAGCTGGTATAGAAATAAGGTCAGTTTTATATTCTGTTGCGGCAAAGACCGCTTCGGTGTCATCTGCATCTATGGTTTTAATTTCATCTATGGAAATAATTGGACTGTATTTTAAATTAATATAATCTGCGGATGGAAATTCCGGAAGTGTCATTTTCCAGGTTTGAGTTATTAGTTTAACTCCAGTTATTAACTCGATATTTACCCTGGCAGCTTTTTTATACGTATCTATTAATGTGTCGTTTGCCGTATTTTCCAAAGTCACGCGCATATGCTGCTTCGCCTCTGCGGTGGTTATTGGTTCGGTTGCTGGTTCTGTGACAATAATATTAGGCATTGTTTTCGAGTTTTTCTATTTCAAGATCATCAACTATTGTTTGTAGTTTTTCAGTAATAACTTTTTGCGGTTTGGTTTGTTTCTTTTTTTTAGCAGCGTTAAGCTCTTTAACCGCTTTTTTTATTTTTGATTCTAAAGTTTCTATTTCTCCGACAGCTTGTCCGGATTTCTTTAATTCTACGGCTGAGCCGCAATCACAATATTGCTTTGCGAGTTTTTCATTTGTGATGTTATATTTTTGTCCGGCTAAAAAAGGGCCGGCTTCTGATTGTGCTGTTTTTAACATTCTAACTATCATATATTCTCCCTATTTTACTCTCGTTAAATTTTTAAAAGTCTATTTATTAATTATCAAAATATCCTATTTCATACCAGGTTCCGGAATAATAAATAAGTTTCAAAATATCTCCTTGGCCCAATGCTCTGGCTGTGTCGCCAAGTGTCAATAAAGAACCGGAAACGCTTCCGTTATCTCCAAATGTATACGTGGAAGTTCCGCTATTTAAAATGGTTATAATTTGTCCGGATGCGGCGCTCGTAGTTGAAATCTGCGGCGTTGCGGTTGAAACATTATCGCCGGTGGAAACTATTACATAAAAACTGTCTGTAGGTAAAATTTCAGAGCTTATTGCTAAGGCGCTGTATGCTGTATTAGGCGTTAAAGAAAATTCGTCGCCTATAACTACTTCAGCAAGTGTTGAAGGCGCGGAATTGCTTAATGCTCCGGTTAAGGCCGTAGTTCCTGCGTTACTAAACGCTGCGCCTGAATCTATAGTTAGCGTAGCTCCGGTGTAAAAAGTCATTGCGGATCCGCCTTTTTCTTTACATATACTTACGTTGCATGCGGCGTTACCAAAAAGCGGCATAAATATTGCCATCAATAAAACTAAAAAAATCATTTGGAAAATTTTCATATTACCCTCTCTTGTTTTTTTTTGAATATTCTCCGGCCAATAAAGGCCGGAGATATCGAACACGAACGTTAAAACTTTGTTAATTAAGCTGTTCCTTCTGCTGGCGCGATATGCTGTTCGCTGCCTATAATATCATCGTTTTCGGTTATCGGCATTTTCTTTTTGCCGAATGTTAAAGCCGTTACATTATCAATTTCAACATTTGCTACTGATGTGGTAACAGTGCATCTTAAATATCTTTTACCTGGATCGATAATTTCGAGCTGAAGGATACCTTGGGCATCTGCATCAGCTGTTGATGCTATGCTTGTTCCAAGTAAATCAGCAAAACCGCTACCGGATGAGTCAGATTGAGAAAGTTTTGCGGTGGCAATTCCATTAGTTGTAATTGCTCCAAGTGTGACGTTAAATAAAACCGATTCGCAGCCGGCAGTGTCAACGGTGTCTGAAACATTAGCGGCGGTTCCTGCGGCGACGCTTTCCATAACTCTATCAACTCCGACATTTTTTAATATACTTTTTATCATTTTTGTTTACCTTTTATCCTTAAGATTTTTCCGCGCCTATATTTCAAGGCGCGGTTTTACGCTGCTATAATTAAGCGCCCAGTTTAACTCTGGCAAATGCTTCGCCGAAGATTGGCATTCCGTCAGTTTCTTTTCTAACGACATAAACTATTTTATTTGACAGGGCCAATAATTGGTCTAAGACCTGGATGCTGATTCCCATTGCATCGGCAATTTGGTAAAATTTAAAATCGCCAAGGATTCCTACGAGCTGGTTTGCGGATAATGTGTTCGGCGCGTATTCGCTCATCATAAGCGGCCGGCCAAGAAGCACATCAGGGGATCCTGCTTGGGTTGATGGCTGCCATTCGTACTTTCCGGAGCCATCTACTAAAAGGTCTATGAGCGACACAACGTCGCGATGCATAATCCATGTGGAATTTTTTAAATATTGCGCTTTCAAGGACCATTTACAGGCTTTCAAACCTTTCATGGTTGGAGAGCTTGAAGAATTATCGCTTACCACATCGCGGCCGGTGGGGATTCCGTCGTTACTTACCGTGAAAACTCCAAGCGGTTTTGCGGAACCGTCGCCGTTCATAAAATTATTTTCTTCCGGTGTAGCTACTTTATACGCAAGTCTGTTCGCGATAAAGGCGCCGATGTCAGCTACGTTTCTTATCATTTTCATAGAAACGGTTTCGTATTTCGCTAACATGTGAGGGTTTAATTCTCTTTTGCCAAAAGACATTGTCGAATCTTCCTGGATTGAACCTATTTCTGCGGTCCATTCTGCATCGGCAGGATTATTTTCAAGCGTAGGACATCCTAAACTTTCCGCTTTACCTACAGGAATTACGTCGGCTAATCCACGGAAAAAAAGCAAATCATCCAATTTGGTCCAGAATTTTGAGCTAATGGGTGGAGGCGCGACATATCCGCCGGCGGCTTCTGAGGTAAGATTTAAACCGCGAAGCTCGTTATGGCCGTTAAATTGCAAATAACTTCTAAAGGCTTTATCTAATGCTGGATTGCCTTTTTGTTCCTCGCCGGATGTGGCAGGAACTTTTCTTTCGTCAAGTGACTTAAATTCTGATTCGGCTTTCCATTGTTTTTCCAGGATATCTGCATCCTTCTTTAAATCCATGGCATCCTTCATCATGATAGCGTGCTTTGCGCGCTGCTCATCTGTAAGTGCTCTTTTTTCTGTTCTTGCAGCATCAGGTATTTTTCTCGCTTCCTGAATAATTTTATAAGCCGCTACTTTCTTTTCTGTTATTAATTTTTCCATAATTTTTTTTCTCCGGTATTAAGTTTATTTTAATTCAGCGAGTAATTCATCAGCCTCGCAAAGCATAATATTTAAATCTTCAGAGTGCTCTTCTTTTTTTGCCGGCTCTTCTTTTTTATCCAGCTCTTTTTTTTGCGGCTCTTCTGATTTTTTGGAGTGATTGTTTCCAGGTTCGCTTTTGCTTTCGCCTTTCGGCTTTTCATTGCTTCCTGTTAGTTCGGCTCCACATTTTGGGCATTCTATTAACTTACATGCTTCTCCGGCCGCTTTATCTTCCCAATATCCACAATCACAAATACAGTATTTCCAAGCTGCGGCTCTTTCCTCTTCCGATTTATCAGAGTGCTGTTTATGCGGCTCCGGTGTAATTCGGTCTTTTATATTTGTAACATATTTTTTCAATAACTGCAAGTCCTCATTTTTTAATTCTATATTATTTTTTAATTTTAACAAAGCGGATGTTACTTTTTTTTCGTCTTCTCCCTCTGGAATTATTAAAGTTCTAACGCTTGATTCTGTGGATGGATACCATGGATAAGTTACTGGAGAAACGTCGAATAATTTAACTTCAAGTATTCCTCTTATAATATCGTCGTCTTTTTCTTCCCATGATTGTTTTATAATTTGAAATCCGAATGACGATTGACTAATATCGCCGCGCTTAATAAGTTCGTATAAATCTCTGCCTTGCTGCGTGTCTGGTAGTTCTATCTCATACCATAAACCTGTCTTATCTTCCTTTAGTGTTAATGTTCCGGATGAAGTTCTTCCTAAAACAAAATCTGGATTGTGATTAAATAGAGCGCGGATATCCGCCTCTTTTATAGTTTTTGTAAATGCGCCAGGCGCTATAAATTCTTTGAAGCCGTAATAATCCGGTGATAAATCATTAAATTTAGCGGCATAGCCGACAATTTTTTTACCATCGTCAGAAACTCTAAACTCTGTTTTTGTAAAAAACCTTTGCTCCATTTTATTTTTTTCAGATTTTTTTATTTCAGAAAGCGTTTTTTTATGTGGCATTTTTATCCTCCGACTTTGGGTTTCCGACTTCTTCCATATTCATAGGAATATAATACTTTTTTCCTAACCCATCTGGCAAGTCATTCATGTCTTCCAATCTCCGGATCTCATCCGCGTTCATAAAACCATCCATTCTGGCGATGTGATATCCTTTGTACCGTGTTTCCGTATCTCCCCTCAATAAACCTTGTAAAACGTGTTTAGGGTAATGCGTTAAAAACTCATCATCGTCGAATAATTTTATTTGAAATTCCTGCTCAAAATTTACGGTATAAGGAAGTATGGAATCTGTTACTGTTTCTATAGATTGATGTTCTATATTATTATTAGTTGCTTTTTCTAAATCTTGTATTTTATGTAAAGGTATACCAAAAAACCGCGCTATTTCCTGGTTGCTAAATTTCCGGCTACCTAAAAGCTGCGCATCCTGCGGCGATATTGAAATTGGTTTAAATGTCATACCCTCTTCAAGTATAGCGATGCGATGCGCCTGCGGTATTCCTTTGTGTGTGTCTTCCCACGATTTTCTAACTCTATCATGGCCCTCATCTGTTAAGCCTAAATTCTTTGTTCCTGGATGTTCTAAAACTCCGGAGAGTTGTGATCCATTTTTAAAAAAAGTTCCGGCGGAATTTTGGCATGCTAAAGCTAAACCAAATACTTCACGTGCTGCGGTTAATACCGACATTCCTACGATTCCGTCGTTTGATAAACCTTTTAAATGAATTATTTGATGCGGCGCCAATATAACGTCGTTTGTTCCATCCGGCATTTTAACTTGATACCTTAATTGTTTTTTTGTATTTCTAAAAGGCGTAACTCTGGAATTTGTTAAAGGCCAAATTGCTGCTGGCTCTCCAAGATAGTTACGTTGAATTTCCGCGTAGTGATTTCCGTCAAGGCAAACGTCTACCATTATTAAAGAGCGCCATTGATATGCGGACATTTCTGGATTTGGTTTTAAATAAAGGAGTTTATAAACTGGATGCTCTGGATCCGGCTCTTTGCCGGCCTCGGTTTTTTTAAAAACTTTTAAAGGCAGGGCAGCCATTGTTCTCGCAAGGAATTGTGTCGCTCCCCAGACCGCGCTTATATTTAATGAAGTTGTTTTTGTTACGGTTTCGCCGGTGTTTGATATTCCGCCGCCAAAGTATTTATTTTCATCCATCCAATCTTCCCAAACTATTGAGCGGATATATTTAAATATTTTTTTTCTGAATGTTTTTAACATTAAGTTGTCCGGATTCCTCGCCTATTATATACGCTGCCAGAATAGCCATCGTACCGCATTGCTCTTTCTAATCCTATAATAATTCCTACTATGCCGTCAATACGTGCTGTTGATTTTTTCTTAATTGGTTTGATGTTTTCTGTTGCATCCTCTTTTATGGATGTATTCGAAGCCATCCATCTTAAAACCGGATTATCCTCAAAATATAATTTTTGTTTTAATACTAAATATTCTAAATGTTTCGTCGGAGGCGATAAAGTAAGCATTCCTTGCCGGACCGGTATCATCTCCATTCTTTTGTTTTCCAAATTTGTTACTATTTCTGTTGCGTTGTAAGGATCGTAGCCGCCTTCCTGGATGTCAAATATTGCGGCATCATCTAATATATCTTCTTTTATTGTAGCATAATCAATCACGTTTCCTTCGGTTGCCGTGATAAATCCATCCGCTACCCATTGTCGATATGCTATGGCATCCGTTTCCTCGCGCTCAATTATATTTTCTGCCGGCACATAAAATTTGGGAATAATTGCGTATCCATCCTCTAATTTAAAAACTAAAACATAGCATGATAAATCTATCGTGGAGCTCAAATCCATTCCGAGAAAACATGGGCATTCTCTTAAATCTTCTATATTTAATTTAGTTCTGCATTTATCCCATTTGTTCAAATTAAGCCAAACCACGGATTGTTGAGTCCAGATATTTAGTCTTAAGCGTTTGAAATTATATATTTTTCTCGGTGTCTTTAAAACTTTTTTAAAATCTTTTTCAAAATCCTCTAAAGATATTGAAATATTCATATTTGGGTTCGCTTCTATCCATGTTTCTTTTTTCCGCCAGTTTTGTTTTGGTCCGGCTTCATAAATACAAACCAATTGCTCTTCATCGTTTTTTTCATTCTTTAAAGTTTTTTTTGCGTTCTGGTGGTATTCCCAACAGATTGATGTTTTATCGAATCCGGAGGTAGTTATATAAAAAATAATCGGCTGCGATCGCGCGGCTGTGGATCCGTCTACCAGTGTGTCTATAAAATCTGGCGTTTTATGCGCATGCACTTCATCGATTATAACTGCGTGTGGATTGATTCCATGCTTATTTTCTACATCGGCTGATAATGCTACATAAGATGAATTTGTCTTTACTACTGAAATTACTTTTTTTCCTGGCGTTGCAAATTTCCTTAATCTTGGCGCAGCATCCAGCATTGACTTGGCTGTATTATAAACAATGCGCGCTTGCTCTTTATCTACTGCGGCTGAATAAATTTCTGCGCCTGGTTCGTTATCCGCGATTAACATATATAAAGCTATGCCGGCCGCTAATGCGGATTTTCCATTTTTCTTTGGTATCTCAACCCAAACAACTCGGAAGCGCCGGAGCCCATCTTTTTTACGCTTCCATCCGAATAATGGTTTTATTATTTCATCGACTTGCCATTTGGCTAACTTAAAAGGCTTGCCGGCCCATCTTCCTTTTACGTGGATTAGATATTTTGAAAAAAATTGGACCGCGCGATTCGCGGCTTTGGCATCGTAATAATATTTTTTTCCGCAAGATGTAATTTTTTGTTTTTTATGCACATTCAGGATCCTTACTTACCAAATAAAAATTTTTCGTCAGGATCATCCTCGCTTCCAGTTTTAACTTTTGAGCGGCTGGCTGGTGTGAATCCTAACTCCGAAGCATATTTAACCATCGCGGCTTGCCAATTTCGCGCCATCGCTACGAATGGAGATTGCTGGAAGGATCCGTTCGGTGTTCTTATTATAAGTTTACTCTTATCCTGGATTTGTTTATCCGCTTGAAGCCATCGAGAAAATGCTACGCAATAAGCGGCCAGGGTTGTTTTATCGACCGTTGTTATAAACGTTTTTACTTCCGGCCAAACTCTTAACCATTCGGCCTTTGCGACGTCATCTAAAAATGGCGGCGGCTCTTTAGGTAAAACCTTAAAAGTCGGCTCTTTTAGGTTAATTCGGCACTTTTGAGCTCCCTCTAAAATCTTGATTTTTGTTGGTTTTGGCTTACGACCTGCTGCCATCTTGACCCCCTATTGATAATTCTGCACGCGCGCACGCAAAGG